CAATCCTGGCTTTCTCTTTGATGTCTAGCTCATCAGAGTTCATAGCCATGATGAGAGTTTCCATGGCCGAGGTCAAAGGACCAATGCCCTTGCTGATGGCCTCTTCGTTCATCTTGTTGAACGTAGCTCCGTACTCAGTAACCTTGTTGATGATGGACTTAGGACGACCAGCGGTATTACGGTTAGCAGGGTCAGAGAAGCCGCCAGCACGGGGTTCTCGGGGTAGCTTGTCGCCAGTAGCCAGCTTCATGGCTTTCTTCTCTGCACGTTTGCCAGCAGCGTATTCACGGGCCTTGCGTTTAGCTTCCTCGGAAGAAACGTGTGAGCCTTCAGGTCTTATTTCGTCAAACATTTGATAGCTTCCTCTGTACGAATCCAAGCGTAGGAACCATTGACAGTAAACCCACGCTTTTTGTGAATCTTCATAAACCCATCATGCTCTGCACGAATGGATGTTGAACAGATAACAGGGATACCGTTCTTGTATGCCCAAAGTATATGTTGGTCAATCATCTCATTAAGAAGACGTACACGAGTACGTACAGGCAAGCTAAGGTCAAGATGGTGGAACTTTGCATTTGAGATTTCTTCGTTGGAGTAGGTTGTATAACCGCCCCGATCAAACCAGCAAAACCCAAGGAGAGGTTTTTCAGGAATGATTAACTCTTCGTAGTCGCCTTGCCAATAAGGATCTGGTTTACTGCCACGGCACACAGCAATGAACTCTTTGGACTTGTTGAACAGTTGTTCAGTGGTCGCAACAGTGGTTCGATGTCGGAACACACCCCTGTCCCTTTTCAGAATCCCATCAGCCTCGTGTCCAAACACACTGTCAGCCATCTCCACTATGTCGTCAACATCATGCAGTGGATGAGCCAATGACCATTCCCAATTCGATTCCATACTATCCCCTTGCGGAGCAAGCCGCGCTATTTTTTACATATAGGTGCTAGTCTTTCCTAGCAGCCAGATGCTCATATTCCATCAGTCAGTTGGGTCTTGCGTCCAAGCACTCCTAAGAATGTCAGCGACTCTCTACCCTATGGGGATAGCGTCTATCTGCTCCACCAACACAACTGAAGACTGCGGGTGGATTCAATACCACCGATTTGACTCGTGGTCGCTGAAGGTTCACCACGTTCTTCAATCTTCAGATGTCTTGGTAGAAAGATTTTAGGACAAAAAATTTTATAGGGCAATTCGTTATAGAGGTTGTTGTAGTTGGGTTAGGAAAGTTTTTAGAAAAAATTTGGGAATGGGTGAGTGGGCCTCCCCCCTCCGTCCTCAGTTCCAGTGCTACCCCCCCTCCCCAGGTGCGGCGGCGTGCGTGCTGGGGCGCGTGCTTAAGTGGGCAACCTATGCAAAGTCGTGCATAAGTTTGGAAGTTAGTGCTGGGGCTTTGAAATACCTAGCGGGGAGGAGGCAACGCTATTTATGTTTCTTATCTCTCCCCTTATGTATTCCCTTCTCTCTTCCCTTACATGAAGGGCAATAGAAGTCTCAGGGGTTCCTTGTTTTATGCGGGTTCTGCTATGGTTTAATAAACACTCGCACGGCTTCCCTTCTCTCTCTCCTCCTATACATGTAGAGACAACCTAGGCCTAGGGTTTCTTTCTTTCTTTTGCGCGAATCCCGATAGCTTGAATTTATCGGTTTTTCAAGTTGCATAGAAATATATACCTTGACCTAGTAAACCATGCGACAATAAATACGTTATACTTTTATCACTGGGGCAACTCAGTGACTCCGTAATTCAATTCACTATCAAGGATTCTTATGACAACTATCACTCTCTCCCCTTCTCTCGCTGCATACATTGACGAAGCGGGCGCTATTGACTCAGAAATTAAGCGTTTAACTAAACAGCTTGACTCTATCAAGGCAACCATTAAGGCTAACGGCGCGGGAGACTTCGGCGGCTTCGTGTTCAATGCCAAAGTTATAGAAGCTAACCCAGTGGAGCGCACTAACTGGGAAGCTATCGCACGTAAATTCGAGCCTAGCTATCAGTTAATCGCAGCGCATACAACAACAAGCGCTCCCGTTACTTCTATCCGCTTCTCTAAGGTTTAAGGGGTTAAACATGAACAACAAAATCACTCAAGCCGTGGGCTTTGCTTTTTCTTTTGGCTTTGCAGTGCTATCACTCTTGGCCTATTTTGATGTATTGACTAAATAAGGGGCTAAAAATGGAAGCTATCAACACTAAAACTCAAGCTCTAATCATTAAAAACATTGTCGCAGCATGCGGAAACATTGAAAAGCTAAACAAGCGCGGCTATGAATTCCTAAACAGCTGCAGCGGGTTTATCGCACATTACGACTTGGAAGGGTTCAAGGACTATTACCGCGATAACTCGTTAGTGGCCGATATAGAAGCTAACTATTCGCAGAATCAGTGGAGAAACTTCCAAGCTGGGGAGCGCTTCGCTGACTTCTATCACTCCAAGCGCGATATTTACAACGCTATTTTGGGCAACTTGTTAGCCGTGGAAGAGACTAAAAAGTCATTCAATACCCAGCTTGGAAACCCCGTGGAGTTTCTCCGCTCGCATTTCCAAGTTATCCATATCAAATAAGGGGCTAAACATGGTCAAAATCTCTAAAACTTCCAAGCTTGACGGTATTAAGTCTTGGAGTCTCCAAGCGCTTGATACATGCCCTGGTTCATTAAACGGTGACGGCTCCCTAGTGGATGCATGCAGCGGCTGTTATGCAACAACGGGAAATTATCGGTTTCCTAACGTAAAAGCGCCGCGCTTACACAATAGGCAAGACTGGGAGCGCTTGGAATGGGTGGATGATATGGTAGCGGCGCTTGATACGGAGCGCTATTTTCGGTGGCTAGATAGCGGAGACTTATACGCGCTAGGGCTAGCGGAGAAGGTTTTAGAAGTAATGAAGCGCACGCCGTGGGTCAAGCACTGGTTACCTACACGCATGCATAAATTCCCCAAGTTTCGGCGCGTGCTCCAAGATATGCAGCGCTTGGATAATGTTTCCGTGCGCTTTTCCTCCGATAGCGTTACTGGGGAGCATGTAGAAGGGTTACACGGCTCCGTTATCGTGCCAACTGCAGAGCATGCCACTGAGACAATGACACTATGCGAAGCATATGCGCGCGGCGGCGTATGCGGCGGGTGTAGGGCTTGCTGGGATAAAAATATCCCGCTTATTGCATACCCAGCGCACGGCGTGAAAATGGCAAAAGTTATAAAAATCAAGTCAATTTAAGCCCTACGGGGCTTTTTTTGTTGGTGTTTAGGTTTTAGCGCATGCATGTGCGCTATTGCATACGCACGGCTGAACGATAGCGGCGGCGCTAGGGTTACCCGTGGGCGCTTGGATTGTCTCCAAGCATGCGGAGCCGTGGGCGCGTGATAGCTGGGGAGCTAGGCGAAGCCGTGGGCATTTTTTAAGGGTTTAAATTTTGAGCGTTTTAAGGGCTTTTCTATGCTTGTAGCTATGCTGGTATTCCCAGCGACAATAAACGGCCTTGTAGCTCGTTTTAGAGCGTTTTGGAGCTATTTCCGTGGGCGTTGATAGCTTGGAAAAGCACGGCGGCGCTTCTAGGGGCCGTTTTGCTAATGTAACGCGCGCGCATCATGATGTGGCGAGCGCGAGCGTGTGTGCGTGTGCGCGTGATGTGCGTGTGCGTGTGCGCGTACATACGTAAGGCCCCCCCTTAAAAAAAAGACCCCCCCTTCAAATTTTGAGGCCCCCTTAATTTTTTTGGCAGAAGTTAACTTTTGCGTAGACAAAATAAAAAAAAGACCCAGCCATCTCTGGTCTAGGTCTAAGGCTCCTTGCAAAGGGGATCAAGGGAACCGCAAAAGGTACAGAGTTCGGTTAATCAAGTTGGCAATGTTGTCCACCTCGTTCTGGATTTCACTATCTTGGGGAAGCTCTTGTCGTTCTTCCGCAACATAGTCTTTCAGGGACTCAAGCTCTTCCTTTGCGGTTGCTGCTGGGGAATAGTAGCTCTTTGGGAAGTCCAAGGTCAATCCGTATTTACCCATGATGATCTCTGCCAAGCTGTCTGTCAGCTCTGTCAGCTCTTCATAGAAAGTACCCAGTGCCTGGTGTTCTGCGTAGCTCTTGGACTGCCAGTGGAGCAAGTGGGTGTTGGTGCTTGCGTGTAACAAGGTCAACAAGAATTCAGAGGTTTCTGCTTTGTTCATTTTTTCGCTCCAATATGGGCTAGTACTCGTTCCGCAGCTTCTTTACGCCAGGGCTTGAGCAATGGGTTTTCAGCTATTTTATGCCACTCCCCCACTTGCTTGTACCACGCCTCGTCAAACACCTTGGCCTTCTTGGCCTTGGACATGTCGCCTTGGTCTAACCAGCAGTGGCACTTGTAGCAACCCCACACACTCATGCAGTCATCAGCCTTCAAGCCTTTGCCCTTGCCATGTATCAGTTCGTTGCTATGACAGGCAACAGTTGTGCTGCCCTCGTCATCATCACAGTATGGATGGATGTTTAATAAACAGCGCTGACCTTGCGCCAGCTTTAATAGATCAGGGTCACGGTACATCTTTTGTCTCTGGTTTGTGCAACATAGATTTGTACAGCAACTCAAGTTCATAAATGCAGTCAACCAGCATGTCTGCTTGGACCACCCAATCAGCAGCTTTCCAGTTGTCTGTCAATTTAATCTTGCCTTCTTCGCCATCCCATTGGAGTTTGATCATGTCTAGTTTCATTGCATTGCCCTCGCTTCTACACGGTTGTTAAAACACTCAATCTTGTAATGCTCAAACCTCAGCTTGGCAGCTTCCATGCGCCACTTCAGCTCCTCCTCCACAGCCACAGCAGCTCTCATGCCTTGCAGCTGGGTTTCATAGTCCGCAGACATGTACGCATCTATCTCTCGGTCACCCAGCGTCTTCTTGTCGCTGTTAGACATCTCTTTGGCCTTTACTACCTTGAGATAGTTCTCAATGTATGTACGCTCTGCTTTTGCTTTGGCAAACTCTGGAGCGCTGTCTCTGATGTAGTCAATAGCCTTCTGTGCTTCTGCTTCTGTCATTTCTTTTCCTTTTCTAGTTTGGCAACCCGTGCCTCAAGAGCTTTTAACTTTTCTTCCAATACTTTGATTGGGTCCTTGTACCCAACCTCACGATGTGGGACTGTTATACCAAAAGGCTTTCTCATTTCCTGCCACCACCACGTTTACGCCAACCACTCATAAAGGAGCCTCTTCTGTTTGTGCGCGTTGTTGTTGCGCATATTCTTTGATTTGCTTAGCAGTCCAAGGTGTCGGTGGGCAGGTAGGGAAGGGCCAGCTCATACCGTTGTCGCCATCAAGTAAACAGCAATCACCAGCCACAAGCACACAGCCACAACAAAGAACAACTTGTCTTGCCAACGCTGCTCAGGTGGATACCACCACTGCGAATACTCCACATCATCACGGAACGCATCTGCTGTTGTCCGTGGGTAACAGCGTGTTGTAGGCCATCCATATTTATCCATATTCAATTCCTTTACAAAATACAAGTTGAATGAAGTTTACGTTTTGCGTTTACGTAAGCTTCGGATGCAGCTTCAGCAGTATCAAAAGCGCCAAGGTTTATCACCTTTTCGTTCATGATTTGCGCTTTGAATTTACCGTTTTTTGTCTGCGAAACGCCAAGAATTCCCAATTTGCTACTTTTTTGTGGCTTTGATTGGTTTCTCATGTTTTCAGATCGGCTAACACTACGCAAGTTTGCTATTTTGTTGTTTGTTCCATTGCCATCAATGTGATCAACAACCTCTTCAGGGAAAGCTCCATGAACATACAACCATGCAAGCCTATGCTCATAGTAAATCTTGCCGTAAACCTGTATTTTTCTATAACCATGCGGGACAGGGGTGCCAGCTCGTTCGCCAGCTTTTTTCCTGTTTGAAGTAACCAGCCAAGTGAAGTGGCCCGTGTCTTCGTTGTAGTGCAACATTTGCTGCAACATTTCTTTGGTTAGAATTTTGTCAGTCATGCGATGGTCCTTTCATCAATTGATAGAAGCGTCAGTCAGTTACAGCTGCTGGCGCTTTGCTTTTACACATGCTGGTCTATGAGCCGCTGGACACCAGTCTTTATGTCTCCATCACCCATTTCCCTAAGCAGCATGGATTGTATGTTATTTAACTTGATGTCTACTGTCAACCCCTCTGTGCGTTTTTTTGGTCTGCCAGCACCTTGTCTTGCTCCACCCCAGCTGTTACCGTTGTTTTTTGACAACCTCTTAGCTTCTTTTTCAAGAATTTCAAGTTCTTCCCAGTTCACAAAGTGGTTCATGGCAGCACCTCACTCACTTGCACATCAACACCAGCCTCCGCTGAGTAGGTCTTGACCACACGAGCAATGACAATCTGTGTGTCATCCAAGAAAACGATGTCGTTCATGGCATCTGCTACTGACTTTGCCACGTTATCCCAATCTGGTTTCTTAGTAGGCCACTCAGAACCGTTTAAACACGCCTCAGAGCGCTTCTTTGGGTATGACTTAGGCACAGGTAGCCTGATGATCAAATCGAGCTTTACAGGGCCTTCTAGCGGTGGACTAGAACCCATAGCTTTTATGGCTGCTTCCTTGACCAATGTCTCGTATGACTTTGTCTTGGCATCGGTGTAGGTCTGAACGAAGTTGCCAAATCTGCGGAACCTGGGGCGACCTTTACCGTGCGGTGGGCCATCAATGGAGAAGTTCACCATGAATGTCATACAAAATCCAATGAAGGCAATGAGATTGGTTTCTTCTCAAACTTAGGTTCAGGGATAGATGGCTCCAATGGTTCAATACGGCGCATCTTGTTGTGAACGTATTCATTGGCAATGTCTGCCAAGGCTTTCTCCATCAACTTGACGCTACAGTTTTTGAGCTGTTCATCATGTAGTTCAATAATCTGTTGAACAATGCCCATCTCTTCTCCAGTGAACAAGAACTTCTTGCCACTGACACCGCGCTGGGCCATTGTGTAGATAGCGTCCTGAGCGGCATGTATCTCAGGCAACCAATCTCTACCGAGTTGCAGGTTAGCCAAGGCTTCAACCATGTTGACCATGTTGATCAAGATGTCCACATGTTCTATCGTCCCGCGACCTTCTCTGATTTCGTCAAAGGCAGCATGGTTGCGAATCAAAAGCTTAGTGCCAGCATCAGGCACATCAGCTACCTTCTTAAACCCAGAGACAACATAAGACAATGTGTCAACTCGGATCGGTTTTGGCTTGTATTTCTTACGGCTCATGCTTCACCTCTTGCTCGGATAACAGTAGCGCACAATCCAAAAGTTTGTGTATCAGTACATCCAGCCTCTGACCACAACTTACTTTCTTCTTCACACACCTTTGCACACGCCTCACGCTCTTTAGCTGCTACCAGTTTGGCAAAGGCTTCAAGGTTATCTGGGTAAAAAACTTCATATCCGTCTTTTGTAATCTCAAAAAGACCAACTTGTTTAGCCATCTCAATGATTTCATCTTGTTTCATCTTTCAACTCCTTCAGCTTCGCTGCTACTTCGTTTGCTATTCCAATCCACAGACCACTTGAATCCGCCTCCAATTCCTTCACTCTCAATCGAGCTTGACCTAACGTAGCAGGATTCAAAGCCATCAGTGCGTAGTGTTCTACAAGCTTTTGGCGTGAGTTGGTTAGCGTCCAAGTCTCCTGTGACAAAGAGGGCTTCATTAATCTTTCCTTGCGAGAAGTGCATCCCAAGCTTTACTTGGTTTAATATCGCGTGTGCCATGCCTTTGTTCATTTGAGAGCCTCCTTGGCAAAGCGCAACGTCACTGCGTTTAGTTTGTCACCAGCATCATGTCTAGCCATGATTCGTCTAGCCCATTCCCGCCCGTCTGTTGTCTCGTACTGCTTGGCAGCTTTCTTGGCTGGCTCGTACAGCTTGGCAAGCTCAGTCTTAAGTCGTTCAGGATCAGCTTTAGGCATAGGTAGAAGCGGGGCTTCTGTGCGTGGTGCTTTACGGCATAGGTTCTTGAACTCGATGGCGTTAGGGCAGTTCTCAGGAAGGTTCTCCAATGCCCAGGCAATGTCTTCCAAGCGGTTGGCATAGGATGACAGCTCATGCGCCCACATTGACTTCACCTCATGGATTGGTGAACCATCCCACTTGCGTGACCATGCGCTACCGTAGGTAAGAGACAGTCTGTCAAAGAGTCGGTCCATTGCTTTTAAATTAATCATTTCCAATCTCCAAGAAGTTAGTGTCGGCTTCGATAACCATTCCGTTATTGGTAGGCCACTTGCGTCCTGTCATCTCTTCCCACTTGCGGCGTTTCTCAGCTTCATCTTGTTCGCGGAACGATTTGCCTTGTTGTTGTTTGTCAGCGATAGCAAATACATCTTGCCAACCAGCGGTGATTGATTTCTCGAGAACCATCTGTACGTCTTGTCCATCATCACGGAACTTTGTTAGCTTGCCAATCAACAGCTTGACCGCATAGTCGGTTGCTGGCTTTTTGATCTTCTTACGCATGTCCAAAAATGCATTCCAAGTTTCAACAGGCATCCAATCTGGCAAACAAACGACAACGCTAGTTGTTGTATTCTTTGGTTCTTGGTTAATGGTTACTGGTTGTTGGTTAGGCTTTTTTTGGCTTTGGTCTGGGTTAGCGGTGGGTTTCCGTTGGGTTTTCTTTGGCCTACCACCTAGCTTCCCGTTGCTCCTCTGCTTCTCAATAAACGCATGATATTCACGTATTTCGAGGTCAGCACGAAGGTTTTTATAGCCATCATCTGACGCAACAAAGAACTCATCCAACACAGTTTGCACAACATCAGAACCCAGACGTAACCTACGGGAAACCAGTGGGATATTGTTGGGTATTGGTTGTTCAGTGTCGTAGTACATATCAAGCAAACGCCGATATGCCAAATCTTCCTCGGATGAAAGATGAATAGTGTGACTGATGTAGTCACCAATGTGGAATTGGTAATAGTGCATTACTCTCGCCTTTTAGGCTCCCTAGAAAGAAACAAGCGGCAGGAGAGGGAGGAACTCTTTTCGGTTGGGAGATCAGGCCCAGCCTAGCCGTGTTTCAAAACATTGTATATCAGTTAACCCACAGGTAGAACCCGTGAAGGATGCCGATAGGGAAAAAGATAGCGCCAGCCACCAAGAAGCCCCAGAAGCCGTGAGCAAAGCAAGTGAAGATGTGAGTCAACCAAGCCATGAAGCATAAAAATCCAATAAACGCACCCATTAATGTTCTCCTGTGATGATCTTGGGGGCTTGTTCTTGGGCTTGCAGTTGACCTACAAACTCAATGAACATCTTTGCAATAGTGCTTGCACCAGAGTCATCAGGTGCGTCTGAAACGATACGGATACCCAAAGTACCGTCTTCTTTGTCTGTCAGGATGATGTTTACTTCACTCATGTTCTTTCCTTTTTCAATTGCTCCAAAGCACGTTTGCAATACACAGCAGCATCCAAAAGCTCTTCGTATTGGTGCTGCAACCAAGCTTCCAATGGCAAATCATTGTCTGCAACTGAAGTTCCATACTTGTTCAATCCAATGACTTGTCGTCTAGCAATGTCTTCGCACACCATTGCCTCAATGCCTTCAGCAATTGCTTTTTGCTTGCTTGATTTGTAACGAGTGTGACCGTAACAATCCCAGCATTCTGGAGCGCCGTAACCTTTGTTAAAAGATTGGCATCCTGCACAAATTTCTTTGTTGTTCTCAGACATCACGACTCCTTGACGAAGATGCCATCAGCGTTCATGTACCCACGGCGGTCCTTGATCTGTTCGTAGGCAGCTGCCAGGCAATCAGTCAGGTTGACATCGAGCAAAGCACAGATGTTGATCAGGCACACGACAGTGTCTCCAACGGCATCAATGGCCTCTACACGGTCATCAGTAACGATAGCCTCACGCAGTTCATTCAGCTCTTCACAAGCCTTCATCCATTGGGCCAATGGTGTGCTGTTAGGAATGATCTTTCGTGCCTCAGACCATTGAATAACTTTCATTTCTAATTCGCTGTAACTACTCATTTTTTTACTCCCAATGTGGTTTGCCGTTAAATTCATGATGACATTGACAGCAAATGCTGTATGTAATGCTTGAATCGCCTACTGATGGATTTAAGCGATATGTGTCGTATTCTTCAGAGCCACAAGCTGGACAACTTTCTTTCTTTTCAAAAGCTCCAGCCCAATTAGCCCTGACTTTGGTTGAGTCTTCTTTGCGTTTGCCACTACCTTTACTCATAGGTCCTCCAATAGCCAATCAACAATGATGTACACAATCAGAATGCCCATTGGCAGTCCTTACTGATGCGGTAAGAGACAGCAGTACCCCAAACCATGCCGAACACTGCACACAAGATGCGGTAGTTCTCAGACCAATCAGCAGGCGACCAGCTCAGGGCAATGAATGAAAACATGAGGTAAACAACAACCCATGCTATTGGGAAGCCAATCATGTACTTCATTGCTTCTCCTCGAACAGCTCTGGCATCTTCTCCTTGAGTTGGAACAAACGCAGCTCAGGAATCTTGCCTGTCTTCTTCCACTTGTAGATAGCTGGAGGCGTAACACCCAGCGCCTTAGACACCTTGTACAAAGTCGTCTTCTTCATTAATTGCTCTAAAGTCATATTGCTCCTTGGTTAATCAGCCTGTATAGTAAACCATTCGACAGTAGCATCTAATTGATTTTTGCTATCAACATTGGATTTGCGATACATACAATTGTTTGGACAATAACGTAGGTTGATGTACATTTACTTCACACCAACCAACGGTGTTAATTTAATGAAAGGCAATTCAATGAACGAACTAGACATTTGGAATCAAGGCCACAGCGAAGGCATCAACCTGGCGGTCAAGATGGTCAACAAATGGTGTGGCTTCAACTGCGAGACTCTTGCTGAGGTTATCCAAGCCATCAACGAAATTAAAGAAAAGGCAGAAGCATGATTGAAGTCAACAAATTCTCTGGCAACGTATACACCCAGCTGGGCGGCATAAAGCAATCTAACGATGGTGAAATCTTTATGAAGTGCGGCAACTCATGGGTTGGCTCTAACGGTCAAGTTATTCAGGTGCGTGATAACGACCTGTTCAATGTCCACACTGGAGTTAGCTCCACTTTTGGTGACCCATTCAAGGAGCCGAAATGAGCTACTACCTAAACATGAAATGGCTTGGTGATGACTACTGTGACGTTGACGTTGAGTACGACATCATTGACGGCGACCCTTCTGTTGGCTTGCGTACAGACTATGAGTTCTCAGTAACTTACGTCAACGAACAAGGCTTACCAGAAGACTTTACAGACAACCTAAGCGAAGACGAGATCGCTGAAGTGATCGAAGCAATTGAGAAAGACATCGAGGAATCAAATGGAATGGTCTGAAAACTACACGACTTGGAATCTGAAGACAGGCCAGTACGTGCGACACATCAAGTTCGATGACATCAAGTTAATGTTGCACTACCACCGTATCTACGAGAACATGTTCAGCATTGACGAGATTCACACAGTTGACGGCACTAACATCATCAACCTAGTGCGTGACAGAGTAATTGAACGCTTGGAAAACATATTGCAAAGGGAAACCAATGAAATCTAAAGGCTTTTATGAAACCATCATCGCTGAGTTTGAGAGCAGCGACAACAGGTATTGCGCTTGCTGCTTGGTGCTTGAAGGCAACGGTGGCTGTGACTGCGATCAACGCGCCTGGCGCACATTTGGTGAGCTGGACAAGGCAAGCCAAGATGAAATCATCAATCAAGAATTTGACTTAACTAAGGAAATTAAATGAACGTCTATCAAAAACTAAACGAAGCCCGTGAGCGCTTTCACACCTCCCCCATCAAAAAGTCTGGCCTCAACAAGTTCGCTGGTTATAAGTACTTTGAGCTGGGTGACTTCATCATTCCAGCGCTTGGCATCTTTAAAGATCTTGGCTTGACATCTGTCATTACGTTTGGCACTGAAGTGGCTGTAATGAACATTTACAACAACGAAAAGCCAGAGGAATACATCACCTTGAACAGCCCAATGTCTACGGCTGCTTTAAAGGGCTGTCATGAGGTCCAAAACCTTGGGGCAGTACAAACATACCTGCGCCGCTATTTGTGGGTTGCAGCGCTTGAGATCGTTGAACACGATGCGCTTGATGCCACAGTAGGCAAGAAGGGCGATGGTCCAGTTATCACTCCGAAGGGCGACATCGGCAACGACATCCCTGACGATGAGAAAGAGTTCCTCATGGAGATGGCAGCATCTTGTGAGAGCTTGGTAAGCCAAGGTAAAGCAGCACAAGCCAAAGCAATGGTTGATGAGGCGGCACTGGAAGCTGACCAAAAAGTGTGGTTGTGGGGTCAACTGACTTCCACTACCCGTAGTGCGATCAAGAAAGCTCAATAAGGATTAAATATGGCAGCGCATCATGGTCTTAGCTATCACCCTTTATATGGGCGTTGGAATGGAATGGTCCAGCGTTGCCATGACAAGAATCATGTCAGATATGCCAAGTATGGCGGTAAAGGAATCACAGTTTGCAAACGCTGGCTGAGTTTCCCAAACTTTCTGGCTGATATGGGTGAACCTCCTGTTGGGGCATCAATAGAAAGAATTGATAACTCAAAGGGTTATTCACCAGAGAACTGTATTTGGGCTGATTCATCAACTCAAATGCGGAACACCTCAAGAACCCGATTGATTGAGTTCAATGGAAAGACGCAATGCGTAACAGATTGGGCAAAAGAAATTGGAATTAAAGAAGCGTCACTAAGAGAACGTCTTGCAAAATGGCCTCTTGAACGTGCGTTAACACAATCTAAATCAATGAATCAAGGAATGAAAAATGGCAGAGTTTGACAATACTAATAGGGGTGTTCTTTTTAACAACAAAGATAAAAAGACCCAAGACACCCACCCTGACTACAGCGGCTCCATTAACTTCAATGGCGTTGACTGCTGGTTGAGCGGCTGGATCAAGGAAAGCAAAGATGGCAAGAAGTTCTTCTCCTTGTCTGTAAAGCCAAAGGAACAACAAGCTCGTTCAGTTGAGCAGCCAACACGCAAGGCTCCTGTGCAGGACTTGCCTGATGACGACTTGCCGTTTTAAGTAAACCTGGGGGATTGTTGTGCAATTAGATTTGTTTGATAATCCCCCTCCACCAATGAACCCTAATAAGAATCCAATGGCCCCAGATTGTTTTCGTGATTACGAACAGTATTCCGAATGGCTAAAGCTTGCAAGAGCATCTAAAGAGCCATGCACGATTTGTGAAGATTGCCTTGATTGCTACAAGAAAGAAATGAAGCTACAACAACGATGCCACTTTGAATGGCACTCAGTAACTTTGTTGATGGAAAAGAAAGTAGCGTTCAAAGTACAAAAGCAAAAAGTAGCAAAAGCCCCTGTAATGAAAAGCAAAGAAATAAAGGAGTTACGTCTTGACAAACTCGAATGGTAAACCTGCGGTCAACGCATTCCAATGGCGTGAGTACATGGCTGAAGAACGAGCCAAAGAACCAAAGAAGCCACGTATGGCAGACCCAACAAAAATATCTATGACTGTTTCTCGCCAGCGTGAGAAGCAAAAGAACGATAAATTTGGAACCATCCCTTGGTTAGTAAAAACAGAAGCAATGCTCAAGCCAAAAGAGTTCTTGGTCTACAGCCGAGCAGGTACAAAGTAAAGGATTGATATGTCACTAAAAGATAAATTCACCAGCATCTTTGGCACTCCAGCACATAAGCTGGTACGCACAGAGGACCCAGTAACCTCACACATTGCAGCCGATAACATCGACTCAGCCACCAGAGAACTCATGGTCTACGAGGCCATAGCTTCCTTTGGTGACGATGGCTGCATCTCTGACGACATCATTGCCCTGTTCCCCTTCTTCCCGTACAGCAGCGTTACAGCCCGTTATTCTGCTTTAAAGAGGAAGAAGTTGATCGAGGTAATTGGAAGCCGTACAGGCCGTTCTGGCAAGCCTCAGGGTGTAATGCGAGCCAAACCTTTAGCTTAGGACGGCAATTGCCTCTTTGGTGTGCTTTACACGATCGTCAAGGCCAATAGTTCCGCCATTGATTTTCTTTGTAAGGCCCACCCAATCAGCGTTCTCAGCTAACTGGTTGCAGTTGTGGGTGGACCAGAACCATCCTGCTGTCAGCAAGGCGTACTTGGGTGTGCGTACCAATTCTGGTTCCATAACAAAGTCAACACCGAGGGCTTTGCCAGCGTGGTAAAAATTGGAATGCCCAGTAAGTTGTAAAGCACCCGATCCACGGAAACGCCAGCCATCCCCTGATGCTTCATCCCTGTTTCCCATACGGTTCGAGTACACGCTGTTGGCAATCTTGCGCGGATTACGCTCGTACTGCTTGGCAAACTCAAGGGTAGGAAAGCGCTTAGGCCATAGCTTCATCAATGTCTCAGCACGGTAGTTCAGGTTCTCTTCAAAGATTCTGAAGTTGCCGCACTCATGCCCACATTGACCAAGGAAAGCAGCTTGCTGTCTAACAGTAGAGATGTTGAAACGCTCAAAGGTTTCGTTCAAAGGTCCTGCTAGATCAGGGTTGATGTGCAGCTTAGTTAGCTGTTCAGCGGTTACTGCCATTGATGGTATCCCTTACTTGGTTGTAGGCTGCGATACAGGCGTTGAGTTCGTTGATGGCTCTGTCGCCTTCGGCTGCAAGTTGAGCAATGAGGAGGAGAGTCTCTCGCTCAGATTCGCTTGCTTTGGAGTTATCCCCGCTGGTAGTGGCGGCACTTGTGGCGGCTTGTACGCAACTGGAGCCGAGGCGCACCCGACCAGCACGAATGGCAACATCCAAATCAGTTTGTTTTTTAGTGACAACATCGTTGGCCTCTTTGAGTTGTGTTGAAGTCTGGTTCAAATCTTCTGAAAGCTTTTGCTCTTTCTCACGAGCTTCACCGTTCAGTCTGGCAATCTCCAACTGCATCTCTTGATCTCTTTTCGCATAGCCTACATGGTGGGCGTAAAAATATACAAGAGAAGCGGCAGCGATAGCTCCAAGAATCATCCAAGGGTTTGGTAGCCGCATCATCGTTCACCTGCTCTAGCTGCTGCAATCTCTGCTCGGACATCATCAGACTCCAAGTGAGTTGGTGGCGTTGTAGGAGGAGGCGGAGGGGTCCAAGACTCATCTAATTCTGGGTTGACCCATACAGGCAAAGCACCCGATGGGTCACTAGGCTTTGGGGGCGTTGTGTCTCCCTTTGGCGCTACATATTGTGAAGCTGCTTGCACACCCTTCTTGCTCATCACGCCACCGATACCACCCACGACCAAAAGAACGATGTCGTTCAACATCTTGGTGTAGGCAATGTCAATAGGAGCCATTGACTTGATGGGCTGGACAACAAAGGTCACAGAGTACAGAAGAGCAAAGACGATGCCAGCAAGGATAAGCGTCACAACAATGACGACAAAGCCCCAGACATAAGCTTCAATCTCTTCAGCGGTCAGACGATGCGGCGGGTGCTGGTTGTTCAATTTTCTTCTCCAATACAGGGGCTACAAGGTATTCAGGACAGGTTTGGGTAAACAGGCAACGAGGCTTTTGGCACTCAGCTAAATTGAAGTTGTCAGGGTTCTGGCAAGCATACCGATAACGGTCCTCACAGCCAGCCAACAAGAGTAGCAATACCAACGCAAATCTCATTTCGACTCCTTCTTCAATTCTTCCTTGAGCTTCCTAAGCTCCCTTGCTTCCTTCTTGATCTCTGTCTTCATCCACAGAGTATCAACATAAGCCATAAACGAAAACGTAAACACCACGAGAAGCACAACCAAGACAATCAGGTGTGCCAGAAAGACGCTCGTGCTGCTGTCTGATTTTTTAGTAGCCACAAAATCAAGCCCAAAAATATTAGTCCAACAATGGCTATTGCGGCATCCATAGACTTGACACGTACTTGCTCCATCAGATGCTCACGCTCACGCTGATAGGCCATGTCTTCTCTCGCTTGCTTTTCCCTAGCTATTCTTTGCTCTTCTTCAATCTGTTCACGCATCTCTTCAAACTGTGTCCACAAGCCACCCAGTTCAGGCGGTGAGTGATACACCATTTGCTCCCTCAACTCTACCTGCATAGCAAGTAACTTTTGACGGATTAGGATTCGCTTTAAGGCCATCCTTTTAAGAGATACGTCAGCAGATTGAAGCTTCTTTGATTCTCGTTCCTGCTCCCAGAACAAAGCCTCTAATCTATCAAAGGCATCGAACATGTTGCCAAGCTCGTCACCAATCTTGAATAGCACTTCATCAGGGTTGCTCTTTGCTACCTCCTGAACACGCGCCTTCTCAGCTTCAACCTTTTTAGCTTGTTCCTTAGAAATCGGCTTGCCAGCAAACTGAGAGTTGATGTCATCAATGATCCCCTTGACGTTACCTGCTACACCCTTTACTTCCTTGTAGAGAGCGCAGCCTTCCTTGACTAACTGAAACGCTGTTGTAGCCGCGAATAACGCAGTCCCGATTGGCACATTACTGCTTACGGAAGTCTTTGTACATGATCCATACCTTGTGAATAATCAACAACACGGTATAGATTAAGGTCATCCACACAAGCACATCACTTACTTGCACACCAAAGATAGTGGCAACGGATACGCCTACTGGAAGAGCAGCCTTAGCAGCTGCGGCAGCGGTGGTTTCTTGATGTGCTGTCATGATTACAACTTCAGTGGGTTCAATGTGTGAATTTGTTCGTTAGCGCCTGGGATGTTGCCAACGCCACCACGAGGCACAACCATACCGCCACCGCCACCACCGCTTGGCAATGTAGGAGGAACGATCCCGCCAGGAACAATCTTGTATTGTTGATGCTCTGGATTAACAGTAATGCCACGTTCTTTACGAATGTCTTTTGGCATCGTATTAAACGAAGGCTTGACCATTGCCTTTTCATAAGCTGCTTGCATTTCAGCATGGCTTGCAAAAGGCTTGCCTTTGTTGTGAGCATCAATAAACTGTTGAGCGCCTTCAATGCCGTACTGGCTTGTCAACCAACCCATGCCTTTACGGTTCCATTCTTTAGGCAAAGAAACTTCATTTGCTGATGGAATCGCTGTTGCTGCTGGCGTTGGAACTGTAGCTACAGGTGCAGTAGTGGGTTTTGTAGAGGCAACGGCTTCTAATGCTTTTTCTGCTTTAGAAACAGGGGCTTTTGTTTTGCTGGCAGAAGCGGCAATATCTTTATCAACCTTGCCTTCAACAGCTAGTTTGTTGTATTGCTTGTCTTCGTTGCTATATTGGCTAACAGGTTGGCCTTGAGACTTCTGTTTGGCAAGCTCAATCCTTTGCTTCTTCTCTGCAAGCTCAAGATCATGCAACTCTTGTTTCCTGCGCTCTGCCGCATCCATCAGATCAATCCGTTTTTGCATAACGGGGTCTATTGGTTTTGGAGCCACAGGAGCTGGAGCAACATCAACAGGAGGAACAGCAGCAGCGGGTGATACTGGCGCACCAGCAGCAGGAGCTTGTTGCATTCTTGCCAAGTTAGCTTCGTGCAATTGCTGTTGACGCAAATCTTTTTGATAGAGCAAATCTAGTTTGGCTTGCTCTTTAGCAAGACGCAGTTGACGCATTTCTTCATCAACAGTAGGCGCAGCAGGACCAGCAGCAGCAGGACCGCCACCTTCACCGCCACCACGAAACTTGTTCATCAAGTAGTTACCAGCAGCGCCAGCAGCCAGACCAGCACCAACAGGAATGCCAACACCCTTCAATGCGCTTGACCAAAAGTCAGCAGTCTCAGCAGGGTTTTGAATGGCAGGAGGTGCGCCAGCACTAGCAGTTGGTAATGGAGGCAATGGAGCAGCAACAGCTACGGGAGCCTGTGCAGATGCAGCCTCAACAGGAGGAGCTACAGCAGTGATAGCCGCCTGTTGAATCTTGGCAGGTGTAGAAGGAGACTTGGCAATTTCATCTTCTTTACGCTTGGCAGCAGGTTCAGCATAAGCGTTAGAGCCAAAGCCAAACTCTTCGTTGGAATACTCTTTCGTCATTTCTTATCCTTCCATTTGCCGTCACGATAAACGATCAATTGGTTACGGTTGTTAACAGATACATCGCCTTCTTTTGGCTCGTGTGCTTTGCCGTTTTTGACCTGTTCAATGTTTGAGCCATAACGATACTTAATCGCTTTGTATGTCTCAGAGTCTTCGAACTGTTTTGCCAACTCAGCTTGGCTAGGCATACGACCACCAGAGTTGTTCATCTTCTCTGCAAGGAAGTGAGTCCACTCAGACAGCAAAGCTTCGTTCTGCATACCCTTGTAAGCAGTGATGGCTGTGTTCTTTTGACCAGACAACAGTGGGTCAATCTTTCCAAGGCTTTCAGAGCCTGGGGCCAATGTCTCACCGCCACGCTTCTCTTGAATAGCATTCAAAGAATCATTCAATTGAACAAAGCGCTGGAAGTCTGTAAATTCAGAATCAGACATCTTGCCTTGGAAGATGCTTTCAACAATGTTTCTGAACTGAGCTTGTTGTTGGACACCAGCAGATGCCGATGTGCTTGCACCTGCGGTAGCGCCTGTAGTAGCACCCTGTTGAGCAGCAGAAGATGATGCATTAGATGCGTTTACGCCAGCTCCAAAGTTTGGAACAACTGCACCACCAACGCCACCAGGACCACCAGCACCAGCAGGAGGAGCTTTACCGCTAAGGTTGCCAGATAATTCAGCACCTTTTTGTTGGCTATTTGTAGCTTGATTGCCAGCATTTAGGCCAGCAGTAGTGCCAGATTCCTTATTTGCACCCGTAGCAGATTGAATCTGTACGTTTGCAGCAGCGCTTAATTTTGCACGTTCAGCAGGAGGAAGCTTGTTGTAGATGTCAAGCCAAGACACGCCGTCTTTGTTACGAGAACGAGCAGCGATCTTCTCCATTTCAGACCATTGATTTGCAACGCCTGAAGATGCAGTAGCTTGCTCTGAAGCTTTCTTGTAAGCGCCAACAACTTGCTCATAAGGGGCCTTTCGCATGGAAAGGATGCCTTCATTAGTTGCACGGAACTGACCAAGTCCAGCAGCCGTCATGTCTTCTTTAGACACAACCCAGCCTTTTTTGGTGATTTCTTTCAGCTGGTCTTTGTCTAGTTGGTTACCTTCAGCATCCAAGATGACACCAGTAGAACCACGACTATTACGCTCTTGCTTGTAACGAGTACCGTCAGGACCAAACGCATCAGAATAGGTTTTACGACCACCATTCCAAGCTTCTAAAGCACCTTCGTAGTTACGGCTAAGAACAGAGAAGACTAAAGGTGCCCATTGAGTGCCTGTGGTTGCATCAGCAATTTTGTCTTCTTTTGCTTTTTGATTGATCAAATCCATAGCAGCAAGACGTTGGTCTTCAGCAGCGTCTTGTTTGAATGCCTGAGAAAGAACGTGGATTGGCGTTAATTCTGGGTCTAATGCTTTTTGTTCTTCAGCCATGTCTAGTCCTTAGAAGCGCGAGAAATTAAAAAGGCCACCTTGCTCAGAAGATTGCGCCTGTTCAGGCTGCGGACCTACCATTGGTTTTTGGCCTTGCAGAGAAGCTACTGCTCCATAAGTATTGCCTTGACCTAGTTGACCAACAGCGTTTTGTACGTTTTCAAACTTTTGCTGGAAAGGCTTTACAGCAGCATCCATTGCTTCTCCCCAGTTTTGAGGCGGCGCAACAGGAGCGCTACCACTTTGAGCCTTAAGAGGTACACCCATAGCTTGTTTAATAAGATCGGATGGGCCTGTTAAATTAGACCAATCTTCAAATTCAGTACCAGGGATGCTGCTTGATGATGTTGGAGTGCCAGGACCTGAATCCATACCCAAAGCTTGCCAGTTTTGAAAATTTCTAGGCATGACAGCTCCTTACAGTTTGAAACCGCTACTTTTACCAGAAGTGTTTTGACCTTGAGTGCCTTGGAAGTTGCCACCACTAGAACCAGGTGTTCCATACACAACAGAAGCGTATTTCTGATACAAGTCCATTGGAGCGTTTGCCATGTTAACTTTCTGACCAGCGGCTCCTAAACCAGTGTTCAAATAAGAACCGCCACCTGTAATCAGTGAGTTAGCAGCAGCAGCCTTATTAGCTTGTACACCAGCTTGTGCGCCAGCAGCAGCAGTGGATTGACGTTGTTTATCAAGGCTTTCTAAGTTTCGTGAGGCCAAAGCAGCACGAGCAGAACCCAATTGACCTGCTGCACCCATAGAAGCATTGTTTGCTCCATAAGCCTCACGGGCAGCTTCTTTGCCAGTTTGCAAAGCAGCATTGACTTGGTTGGCTTCATAGTCTTTATCAAACAAAGAACTCAGGCCCGTAGAGCCTGTGTTAATCATGCTTGTACCACCTGAAGTTGCATCTGTAGCAACATCTCCAGCAGTCTTATAACCTTCTTTTGCCGCGCTAACTAGAAAAGGATTTGCTTCGGTATAGTTTGCCTCAGCACCTTTAATGGTATTTTGATAAGCAGGGATCAAAGTGTCTTTTAAAAGACCAGTTTGAGCTTTTACCTGTTCTTTTTGTTCGTCACTTAAAACAGCTTGACTGCTGCCAGATGATTTACCGCTACCCATATTAAGCTCCTTTACCTTTACCTTTACCAGCTTGTGGCATAGATTGTTTAGGTTGTTGCGCAGCATTATCCCACTGTCCAACAGTATTGGAGTATTGGTTTGCTTCGCCCATCATTGGCTGACCAGAGGTAGCCGAGTTAGTTACTACGCCATTAGCCCCTTGTATGGGGTTGGCTGGCTCTTGCAGCTTTGGCTTGTCGATTTGATCAAACTTACCTCCACCAGAGGTTTGCCCTTGTTGGACTTGTGCTGTAAAGCCACCCATATTAGTTCCTTTGTTGACGGATTTTACCCGTTTACCTTGGCTTTCAATGCTTCCACTTCTGCGGATAGCTCTTGAATAGCTTTGGTCAACACGGCAATGTATGAAGGGTAGTGAATGGTTTTGAAACCAATCTCATCACCAACTTTCCAATCAGGCTCTTCATAAACCAATGAGGAGCCATAAACACCAAGTTGTTCAACCTCGTCAGCAATAAAGCCATAGCCCTTTTGATGCTTAGGGTCAGCTTTTAGCTTGTAGGAAACAGGGCGTAGTTGTTTGACAAATTCCAAACCGACATCAACGTCTTCAACTTCTTCTTTCAAGCGAACGTCTGAAGGGCTTGTTGTTTGAACAGTGAAGGTAACTGTACTTCCAGAAGCAGATGTGCCAACATAAGCGCCAGCAATACCAGTAGAAGTAGAACCAAGCAAACTCATAGCATTTCCACTTGCGTTAGCACTACCGCTATTGCCATAAGCCGTGGTCATAACACCATTAAGGCTTGACCAGCCACTGCCACTCAAATAGTAAGCACTACCTGGTGCGGTTCCCGTCATGTCAGATGTTGCTAAAGTAACAGCTCCAGTTCTAGAGTTAAAACTAGAAACACCAGCAGTAATGCTACTGGTAAGTTGCCAAGTCCCATCGCCACGAAGGTAGTAACCAGTTGAGTTAGGAGGAGGATCAATAACTATTCCTCGATAGTTAAAAACTCCACCAGCAATTTCTAATGCAACGCCAGTTGATCCTGGGTTATATGCGGTTAAACCAATGCCAGAGCTGTATGATGATGAAAAGTAACCACCATAAGTGGTTCCTTCGCCAACAACACCAATACCTCCACCTGGTCCTCCGCCATTCCATCCAAGTGCAGCTATACCTACGTTAAATTGACCAGCGTTAGTTCCAGTTGCAGCAGAAATACCATAAACGCCAACCCTGCTTGAGCCAGATGGTGGAGCCGATGTGCTATCAGCAGAACCAACAACAGAAGGAACTAACGTATAAAAATTACCTGAAACTTGAATTGGATAGGTTCCGCTTGTTTTTCCTGCAAATCTACCTTGTCCAGTAGTGTCTACGTTAGCCCTGAACACGCCATTATTGAAATATGCGTCACCTGTAGAACGCTGAATGTAGTATCCAGCTGTACCGTAGGTAGATGGATTCCCGTATGTAGGAGGCGTACTACCGTTCCAATTGTCAGAACGAATGTCTTGGAAGATAGATGCAGCAACAGGAACAGACCAGTAAGTGCTGTTAGCAGGAATGCCATCTACAGCCACTGTAGAGCCGTTGTGACGACCAAATGAGTACCAAGCGACCTGACCAACCAAAACAGTGCCAAGGTTGGCTGACCAGCCTGGAGGCAAGCTTGATCCTGATGTGTACAGTGGGAATCCAGAAGGAGCTGGATAAGATTGGTCTTGAACTAGATAAGCAGTTGTTGCAGAGTTTGCTTGAGTTCCAGAAGTAATAATATCCAAGTCAATAGCAGCGCCAG